GCAACCCCTGCTCCGCCAGCGCCGCCCGTAAAGCGGCGCATAGCAAAGAAGAGAAGAGAATAAAGTCCCTTACGGGGACTGAGTGAGTCCTCATTATCAACAAGTTAACTTGTGATAAAGTCAATAACGAGGCCTCGAGCTTAGTTTCACTCGAGGAAGCTCACTCAAAAATCATCTCTTCTCAACTCCCCTTCCCTTTAATCAGAAAGGAGACACCCACCTCAGTTTGATGTCGACGACTGAGGGACGTCCAGAACGCTCTAGGTGCCGTACGTCTTCGAACGGTTCAGTCCGATTCGGTAAAAGGCACTTGAGAAGGGAGCCCACTTCACTCGCTGCATTAGCGGGTATCCGTGGTTTAGGTACGTAAGCACGCACTCTTGGTGCTTGCGTATCTTCGGTAGTCCTCTCTGTCCGATAGGGCAGAAAAGACCGCCTTCCCAACCCAGCTGATGTTGGTTCGACAATCGGGAAATAAGGAAGTAACTTCCCCAAAACCGTCTCGTCTAGCCAACCCGTCGTTTTCCACAACCCTCTTTCGTAAAGGTGGTTACGGAATTCAACGAGAGATATCAGCTCGAGCGAATCTTTTCGTGACCGGGGGAATACCTTTGTGAGACGAATTGGACGAACGTCCTCTCCATCATAAAAGTCTCCTCCGCAAGACTCTCTGAATTTTCCTCTCCAGAAAGACTTGTTGACGTTCACTTTAAAACCCAAACGGGCGAGTGAGTCAAGCACGAAATAGACACTGTCGACGGGGACAATAATATCATCACCGTAGACTCGCACTTTACCCCGGTAGGACAAAACATCCTTCCGGTTCAGAGGGCGCTTCAACTGTTCTTCCAAACCGAGAAAAATGGCCGTAGTAAAGACCATCGCCTCGATAGGAAAACACAGCGCGGAGCCCATAGACGCGTACTTGTTCAAGGACCATAAAGAAAGCCCAAGAGCAGGTACTTCTGCCTTTGTGGACCTAGTTGCTTGGAGACCCTCCCACAAGGAAGGAAAACCATGGCACAAGGCCCTTACATGCAGAATGTGAACGCGATCAGAAGCCTCACTCAAATCGAGTGTGCCCAAATCGCCTCGAGCGCTCCCTCGGCGGGCCAGGTCCCTATTTGGGACCTGATCCCGAAAACCCAGGAAGTGTTTAGCGAGATTGTCCCTCTTATTTCGAGGAACGACCTCACACTCGAGCATCTCAACCAATGGCTGGAGCAAGGCCTGTTGCATATACTGCATATGGGCCGGCTCCATAGCTATGATACGAGGGGTTCGCAGCGTTTTAGGAACGGAGATTACCTTAACGGGTGTCTCCTTACCAGGCTCAAGGATTTCGACAGAGTCATAGCGATAAGAATATCGCCAATTTGGGATAGCGAAATCCCCGAAGGGAAATAGCTTCTCAAGTCGAGAGCTCCATGTTTTCAGATCATACTTCTGGTTTCCAGAATAACGGTCTGATGTTGCTCCCGGACCATGCCTCGGGACTAGCTCGTTATAGTACACGAGTTCATCCATCTTTTGGAGAATGTCCCCAAAGAGGAGCTTAGCAATGCGGCTAAAGGATTTTTCCTCGTCGTCGCTACGAAATTGCCAAGCTTCGAGCTCCTTCTCGCAACTCACATAGCCGTGAAAGGCATCAGCGACCCTGCTATCACTGCAGGGCAACTGAATCTTCGCAAACATCAGCGTTAGCTGACGAATAGCGTAGATGGAATCCAAACACGGTTCAGCAAGCAAAACACCACTCGTGGTGTCGAAAATTCGACTTAGGAAACCCCCTAGAAATAGAGGGAGACCACCGCCTCTCCTGAAACCAGGAAAAGCGGTAGAGTCGACGAGGCCAACCTCTAGACAATGCTCGAAACTCTTCCCGTAGGAAGCGAGCGTAATCGTGAGGAAGGAAATACCCTCAGTTCGACACCGACTCTCGAGCTTTTTGTAGTCGAGAGCAGTGCTAGTGTGACACCAACTGGCCAGTTCTCCGGCCAGTTCACGCCAGAGATCTATCATGCTTTGCATAGTCCCTCTCTATGGGGGTAACTATCATGAGCACCGTTGATAGAATCTCAGTCCGCTTAGAGGAGAAAATCCCTCTTCGCGAGTTTTCAGTCACTATCCCGGTCGGAATAGAAAAGCCTTTCGGCCCGTAACCAACGCTGATTTCGGCGGAGGTAACGCCTTCCGGGACGTACGGGGGGTGCCTTACGGCACCCCCCGTACCACCATCTGGGAAGCGAATCACGAACCCCTTTCGGGGGGAACGAGGCTCGTAACCCGTGTTAGATGGTGTTTTCTCACTGCTAGATTTCTGCAGCGAGAAACTGAGCCACCTTGGCTCCAGTAGAGGCAGTCAGGTACGCAAGAAATGCGTCCACAACAGCCTTCTGCTGGGTCACGTCGTACCCCGTGAGGGGCACATCGGCGACAAGGTAGGTGGACATACCAGCTTTCACGTTGACGCCCGCCAAAAGCGGGTCGGCAGCGATCTTGCTGTTGTCCAGCCTGATCATCCGCCTGATACGCGCACCATTGGTGTGCGAAACAGACAGCTTAGTCAGGCCATCAGAAGCGGCAAAAGCTCCGCTATTCGCACCAAAACTGATGCGAGGAAGCGAAATAGCTGTGCCACTAATAGTGACAGACTGAGGATCGGCAAAAGCCACGGTGCGGGTCTCCTTTGTGGGGATCCGCCTTCGGGTGAAGACAGATCATGTGTAAAGATAGCGGATTTTGATCGCCCGCTATCCCTTACTTCCGCCACGGCCATGGGTTAATCCCAAAGCCACGGCAACGGAGTACTGATTTAATGATAACATTGCATCAGTAACGCCAAATCCATATGGGTTGGCGGGTAAGCGCTTTTTAAACTCGCGAGTGCGAGTCTTTGAAGATGCGGTAATTGGAATAGTACCGCTCTTCGAAGCACATGACCATAATTCCTTCGTTTGACCAAAGGACATTATGTACCCGTACGCCAACGCTAAACCGTCCTGGCCTAGTTCGGAGATATTTGTTAAAACGTCTCCGGTATTGCCAAACCAGTCTAGAGCCCACGTCCAGGGGGCCGCATTCCAAATCGCGGCCGGGGTAGGTTTAATCCCCAGCAACTTATCGGCATACGAAGCATATAATGCCATTTTGCCCGCCTGAGTGGTACTTGCAGGTAAATGATACTTAAACGCACCCTTAAACCAGGTGCGTGCCTGCTTATACCACGAGTAATTATAAGACGTGGTGACAGTGACTCCGGTGTTTCCTCCCTTGTAGCAGTTAATGCTACCAGATGAGAATCCACTAGAGGTACTGCCAGGAAAACCATACCCGACTCGGGTGAATTTACCCGAACCGCGCTGAAGTTCGTCCAGAATTTCTGAATGAGACTTCACCACTTTGGCGAAATTCCTCATGTCATTGACAAGAGGAATCCAACCAAATTCAACGTTCAGATACTCAGAACCGGCAGTTTGAGCACGAATTGTGCCCTCTTTCCAAGCCTGAGTACCTGGCACTGAAGGGACACCATCTCTCATAAGCTCGCTTAAAGCTACGAGCGAATTGAAGGTAGGTGCCGTCGGAATAGTACGAGCGATGGCCGTCGCGCCTTGGGTATTTAGCGAAGAATCGCTAGGTGCCCCTTGGTGCGAGGTGGAAGTACCTCCAGAAGGTACGAAGTCACTTCCCTTGAAGCTTCCCCCGGTACACTTGGCAAAAGAATACTGCCAGTTATCCCGGGTTAGCAACCAGGGTCCACCGCAATCTCTCTGCCCTAAGGCAGAGAGATCATGGCTAAACCCTTCCATCGACTCGGTGATTCCGGGCATAATACTTTGCCCTGTGTAGACGCCATTAGTATAACCTTTGGCTACTGCACCAGCAGTGGCTCTTGATTTAAGAGTCATTACTGAGAATCACTTCCTGCTCCATATAGACATATGCAACACAATTTGTGTTACACTAGCATGGCGGGCGCTTTACGGGCGCCC